GACTCTCAAGTATCTGCAAAACAGTGGGCTGATAATGATAGAGCAACGCAATTTTTATTACAAATTGCTAAACCTCATTGGATTGAAAAACATAGAGCATCGTAAAAAGAAAAAGGCTAGGTATGGTTGAACCACCTAGCCTAATTTCTTTAGCCTTGATCTGGGACGAAAGGAGTTACGTAAATAACAGTACCAAATCAATTTTACATTTAGTTGTTTTTTATGCATTTTACAACTATAAAGGGCAAATGGAGTTACAATATCGTTTCAGAACGAAACCTTTTGTACATCAGAAAAAAGCATTAGAAGAGTCATGGAGCCGTGACAGTTTTGCTTATTTCATGGAGATGGGCACAGGTAAGTCGAAAGTTTTAATAGATAATATTTGTTTATTATATTTAACAAACAAAATTAAAGGCGCATTAGTTGTTGCACCGAAAGGTGTTTATCGTAACTGGAAAGTAGAACAATTGCCCGCGCATATGTCACCACTTATCGAAGAGTATGATGTGTATGATTGGAATCCTGTAGATACAATCAAAGAAAAAAAGAGACGTAATGATTTCTTATATAAAGATGGAAATAAATTTAAAATTTTTTTAATGAACGTTGAAGCGTTCTCAAGTGTTAAAGGTAAAAAGATTGCTGATAAATTTTTACAATTATATCCAGCGATGTTTGCGATTGATGAGTCTACGACGATTAAAAATCCTAAAGCTGCTAGAACTAAAAGTATAATGAAACTTGGTACACTAGCTAGGTATCGTCGGATCCTGACTGGTTCGCCCGTGACCCGCAGTCCGTTGGATTTATTTTCTCAGTGTTATTTTCTGGACCCAAAACATTTACAACAACCAAGTTATTGGTCATTTAAAAATAAATATTGTGTCATGGAAACAGGTTATGCAGCAGACTACACTTACCAAAAAGTTCTTGGTTATCAACGTCTTAGTGATCTAACAGGTTTACTAAATAATTTTTCTTTTCGTGTAAAAAAAGATGAATGCTTAGATCTTCCTCCAAAAACATTTGTCACCAGGGAAGTACAAATGAATAAAAAACAAGAGGATGCATATTTACAAATGCAAGCGTTACAAATTGCAAGGCTAGACTCTGGAGAAGAAACGACAGCTGTCGCAAAATTAACAATGATGCTTCGGCTGCATCAAATCGCTTGTGGTTTTTTAGTTACAGATGATGATGGCATTGTAGATCTGCATGATGAAAAAGGAATGATCCCAAGATTAGAAACATTGATGGATTGTTTAGATGAGATCGATGGTAAAGTTATTATCTGGGCAAACTATCGTCACAACATTGAACACATAGTAAAAGCAATTACAAAAAAGTATGATAATCATTCTATTGTAGAATCTTTTTACGGAGGAACAAAAGATAAAGAAAGAGTAGACATCATAGAAAAATTTAAAGATCCAAACTCTGAGCTGCAATATCTTGTAGCCAATCCAAAGACAGGTGGGTACGGATTAAATTTGACTGTGTCAAAAACAATTATTTATTATTCTAATAATTATGACTTAGAAGTACGCATTCAATCGGAAGATCGTATTCATCGATATGGTCAAGATCAAAAAACTTTGTACATAGATCTACAATGTGTTGGCACAGTCGATGAGCACATAATCGCGAATTTAGTAGGAAAAGTCAAGATTTCCAACAAAGTTTTAAATGAACAATATCGTGACTGGATAAAAGTAATAAAAAAGACTTGAACAAACATTATAAATAGTTATATGTAGTTATAGGTTAGCATAACGTTAGCTACATGTCCGACTGTACAAGCCGAATTGTAGGGGTAGATATACCACCGAGTTGCTAACCTAGGGAATTATTCCCGTCGAAAGGAGTTACGTATGACAATGTTACATGGAGTAATAGCTATCATATTAATAGCGGGAATAGTTCTCTACAAAAACACTTTGCTTTTTGCATTGTTGTTTGGGTTATGGATCGTTTGGAGTAGGGGAGGTTTCGAATGGTTATTATAAGTTGGCAATCAGGAATTAATTCTATGAAGCCAGGTCCAACGGTTGACTATCAGCCGTTACCGATGACTGAAGAATTATTTTTAAGACGCCAACAGAATCTCATTAATGCGATGTTAGGTGCTGAAGATATTGAATTTAGAATAATCTTTTTTCATAAACTACAGGAGCTCATGCGCCGTGTCCCGTGAACAAGATAAAATAAATCCGTCTTACTATAGAAAAAAAATTCAAGTAACTGATTTTATTATCGAATATGAAATGGGTTTTTTGGAAGGAAATATTGTTAAGTATATTTCCAGGTACAAATCAAAGAATGGCATTGAAGATTTAAAAAAAGCTAAATGGTATTTAGATAAACTAATAAAACAAAAGGAGAAGAAATGAAGAAATCGAATTCACCCTACTCAACGATTGCTGTAAGGCATGAAGTACATGCAAGGCTAAAAAAATTAGCACAGAAAAGATATCAATCAATAACAAAGTTGATTGAACAATTAGTTGAGCTTGAAGAGACAAGAGAAAAAAGTGCTAAAAGAAGAGGAGTATTTAAGTAATGGAACATTTAAAAAATTATTTATTTTATTTTTGGTTTAGTATTATGCGTATTTACTTTGATAAAATTTTACGCAAACCACAACGTTCAGTTATTTTTATTATTAAGTATGCACCAAAAAAATTACGTGATCGCACGCTTAATAAATTATTTTATACGCACCCAGCAGCTTTTAAAATTTTTTCAGATCTAGTTGAGGCAGTTGATGAGTAATTTTATTTATTTTGGATGGTTAGCTGGTGCATTTGTTTTGGGATATCTTTTAGGTAGATGGCGCATAAGACGAGTATACGAGGCTCGCCTGGAAGAGGAATATAATAAAGGTTTACGTGAGGGAGATCCAGAATGGCAAGCAAGAAAAAACGGAATATAGAAAAGTGCTTACGTGCTGCACTGGAAAAGATTAGTAAAAAAGCCGTACGGGAACCCCGTACCGCGCGCGAAGTCGCCGATCGATTGTTATGGGAACGATTGAGAATAATAATTTGGAGGAGATATGAAACAGGAACTGATCAAGAAACCGTGTCCCGTGTGCAAGGGTAATGGGTATATACGTCTTACGTTCGAAACAGAAGAGGCTACGCAAGAATGTAAAACGTGCAATAGCCAAGGAGAGATTTGGGCTAGACGCCCTCCAGGATGTGTGGGTAAAGCCATTAAGAAAGAGAGCCAAATTCATTGATGCGTGTCCCGTGGTCCGTGTTCAACAAGGAAAACCTATACCTTTTTAAAATTTTAATATAAAATTAACTTGTAGACGGGGTTTTTATTCTTTTTCACCCCGTTTACCTTTGTTATAAGTTATTGTGTACTTGTTAATTTTCAGGTATACAATTAAGACTGTTAACGGCTGAACCGATATGGTGGCTAGGAGGCAGTTTATGAGTGATGATATTTTACTGGAAGCGCAAGCTAATGTCATCGATGCTCTTTTGGAGGGATTAGCACCACAAGATTTTTCCTCTCGGTGCACCCTCCTTATAAATGATTTTAAATTCATTGATCATAAAGCAGCTTCTGAATACATTAATAAAAAATTAAAGGAGAGACATGGCAACAACGTCCTCACATTTACCCCTAAATCCGATTAAAGGAGTTTACACCTGTCCTGATTGTAATAAAGTTCACGTTACATTTTGGGGAGAAGAAGCTAAAAGAATCTATAGTCAACATGAATGGGAATATATTGTTAGTCAAGGAGTAAAAGCACTAAAGAAAATTACAGAAATAATGCCTATATCTGATGATCCAAAGGTATTTTAAAGTTCTGTCTATATAAGTAATTATTTTGAAAAAAATATTTTTTTACTTTTTGCTCAAATTTGAGGTAACACAGGTAACATTTGGCTACAACGTGCAGAAAACAAGCAAAAAAGTGTTACTTATGGTGTTACCTGAGAGACTTTTCTTCAGGTAACAGGTAACAGTTGCAAACCTTCTTGGTATCGCGCGCGAGGTAAAAAAGGTAAAATTTTTAAATTTGAAAAAAATGCTGTATAAGGGGTAGACTATGAAAAAATCAAATATTGTTGAAATAACTCCTCAACAAAGAAAATTTTGTGAGTTAATTATTATGTATGATGGTGAGTGGACGGCAACTCAATGCGCCATTGAAGCAGGATATTCTGAAAAGTCTGCTAGGGTAATTGCAAGTCAATTACAAAACAGAGAGAAGTATCCAAAAGTTTATGATTATTTATTAGAGTTGAGAGAAGAGCAACATAAAAAATATCATGTCAATTATAATCGTCACATGAGAAGGCTTGCAAGTTTATCAAAAGCAGCAGAAGAAAAAGGCAATTATACGGCAGCCGTTAGTGCTGAAGTTTCAAGAGGAAAAGCAGCAGGTTTGTATGTTGACAGAAAAGAAATTTTGACTGGTTCAATTGATAGTATGCCTAAAGCAGAGGTTGAAAGAAGACTTGCTGACTTGAAAAAAAGGTTTCCAAAAGTTGTAAATGCAATTTCACGTGAAAAGAAAACAGAGGATGAAAGAGAAAAACATTTGGAAAACAATTCGACTTAACAGTAACATTGTTAAGTGGGACAGAGTTGAGTCTAAAACATCTCCTGGAATACCTGATTTACATGGATTTTTTAAGGATAATGACACAGGCTTTGGACATACATTTTGGGTCGAATTAAAATTAACTAAGACTAACAAAGTTTTGTTAAGTTCTAAGCAAATTGCATGGCATCATCGCTTTGAAAAGTATGGTGGAACATCTTTCATCTGCGTTAAGGCCCTCTTACAGAGGTCACTGCTGATATATGGGGGAAAAAGGGCCACGGAGCTCGGGGAAAAAGGCTTGAAGCTCGCCCCAGATCTGGTCATGACCGAAACATGGTCCGAGGATCGCTTTGCGCAGCTCGTAAAAATACGCCAAAAATACGCCAAACCCCACGCCTCTATATAGATTGATTTAACACACCAGGTGTGCCGCTGGTAGCTGCGGGAAGACTTTAAAATATCGCAGAAATCCGCCAAAAATTACCCTGAAGCCCACGCTGGGCCTGCCAGTGCCCTGGAGGCTCGGGAAAAAATACGCTAACTTTTCGCCGTTTTCTGGGCTTTTATATAGATTTAGCTACCATCCCAGGTGCAGCTGGGCCTGCGCCGCTGGGGAAAAATAAATTTTTAATTGGTTGACTTATAATAAGTTATAACTATATTCTTAAATGGAGTTACTGAACTGGTAGGGTAATACCTGAGACATGCTTAAGAGTAGCTCCCGAGTCGCGGGGCTCGTTCCCTCCCGCAGAAAAAGAGGTCATAATGTTTACAGTAAAAGAAGCGTGGGCGCTGGTTGGGGGCTTGTCTAAGCCGTCCAAGATGCCAGGTCATGGCTACGGATTAAGTGCCAAGGATTGCAAAACAGGAAGTATATTAAGAAAAGTTGCCAATAGTGTTTGTTCTGCTTGTTACGCGTTAAAGGGTCGGTATGTTTTCCCGAATGTGTACGAGGCGCACCAGCGCAGATTAAAATCAATTGACAATAAATTATGGGTTGAGGCTATGGCTTCATTAATCAATTGGTATAAAAAGAAATCAAAATATTTTAGATGGCACGATAGCGGGGATCTCCAAGGCGTGGCTCATTTAAAGAAAATTGTTGAAGTATGCAACAAAACACCCGAGGTCATGCACTGGCTGCCAACGCGTGAAGCTGGTTTCATTAAAGAATATAAAAACAAATACGGCGAGTTCCCAAAAAATTTAGTTGTCAGGCTTTCTGCAACAATGGTTAACGGCGTTCCGCATAAATCGCACGGGCACAGTTCCACGGTTGTCACTAGTGAAAACCTGGCAACGTCACACTTATGCAAAGCATATAAACAAGATAACGAATGCAAGTCTTGCCGGGCGTGCTGGGATCCAAAATATCCCGATATAGCATACTTAAAACATTAGGGGGAACGATGCCAACAAAATACACTGACTTTTCGCCACGTCTGTGGCCTTACTATACATTACGCAGGCCGCCAGCGGCGAGTTTCTCCGTTGTCAAGTCCAAAGAATCGGCAGAAAACAGTCATTTTTTACGAGCTTCTGAGCCTGAAGCTTCGCCTCCACCTGGGCTTCTGTGGAAAAATACATTGAAATATCGCCGTTTTCTGGGGTTTTTTATAGATCCAGGGACAGGGCCCTGTCCCGCAGCTGAGTGTGAGCTATGATGTTTTTCTTTATTACCTTTATT